CGATGACCCAATGAAGCCCCGGGAAGAAATGGTGTTAAACCAAATGACGCCAGAAGGCGAAGTTGTTAATGACATGACGTTAGGTGAATACGATGTTGTTGTTTCGTCTATGCCAGCGCGTGACACCTTTGATGAGTCTCAGTTTGCAGAAGCATTGCAACTACGCCAAGTGGGCATTGCCATTCCTGACGACGCGATTATTGAGTATTCACATTTGCAGCGTAAGGGTGAACTCGCTAAACGTATCCGTATGATCACAGGTGTTGAGCAATCGCCAGAGCAGCAAGAAGCGGCTCAGATGCAGCAGCAGATCCAGATGGAACAGGTGAAGTTGGAGATGCAAAAGCTTCAGTCAGAAGCAGCCCATTTGCAAGCACAAGCACAACTTGCTGCAGCCAAAGCGAACGATATAGATACGCAGCCTGAGAAGGAAATGGCTGAACTCGAAGCACGTATGAATATTAAACGTCAGGAATTAGATTTGCGTATGCAACTGGCTGAGTTGTCCGCAACTCAAAAAGAGCAAGCTTCTGAAACTCAATCAACCACTAAGATTGCAGCGGAAATAATGCGGCTCGGTGCTCAAGGGCAAAAGCCCATTAACCCTGATGAAAATGTATTACCCAAGTAGTTTTATTTAAACCAACGGAGGCCCTAATGCCTAAATCCAATGTAAGTGCCAATTTAGAGCACGATGATAGTATTGATGATAACAACTTTGATGAATTCGCAGGTGGTGATGGTCGCGATGAATTTGACGCAAGTGCCTTAGACCGAGGGGATTCTCCTGAAGAAGTAGACCCTACAGATGCAGCCATTGCGCATTTAGTTGAAGTCGCTGATGAAGCGGAGGAAGCCGAATCGGGAGAGGAAGAAGCAGAAGTGGATGAATCGGGAGAGGAAACAGCTGAATCGGGTGAGGAAACAGCTGAATCGGGTGAAGAAGATGAAGAGGAAGAAGAGGAATTAAAAGAAGCAGCAACCTCTAAGCCTGATGAAAAAGCACACATGGTGCCTAAGTCGCGAATGGATGAAGAGATCTCCCGAAGGCGGCTACTTGAAGATCGACTCGCTAAGTTAGAAGAGAGATCGAAGCCTGAAGTAGCCCCTGAACCTGAGTTCGACTTCGACGGTAAAGAAGCTGAATACATGGATGCAGTGCTCGATGGCGAAACGGATAAAGCTCAAAAGGTTCGTAAAGAGATCCGAAGTGCTGAACGGGATTCAATGGCTAAAGAGTTGCGAAAGGACATTCATAATACAACGAATGTAACCAAGCAGCAGTTGGACCTTGATGTCGCCGTATCTGACATGATGGCTTCATACCCGGTGCTTGATTCTACTAGTGACCAAGCTGACACGGATCTAATCGCCGATGCTAACGAACTCATGGGCATGTATGCAGAAAAAGGTATGGCACAGGCTGACGCACTGCGTAAAGCGGTTCGTATGACACTGGCATCGAGTATGCCTGAGTTGTTGCAGCCAAAAGCCGTTGAGACCAAGCCTGCTGCTAAAAAGCGCGAGACTGATGTGAACGCAAAGTTGGATGCCGCTAATAAGCAGCCTGCTAAGCTTGCAGGGGAGAGTGCAGCAACCCGTGGTAATGATGTTGTTAACATTAGCACCATGACTGACTCAGACTTCGAGAAGTTGTCTGAAGCTCAAATGCAGCGCCTGCGTGGGGACTTCGGCTAATGCGCGAGGAAATAGAAGAAGCCTATGAAATAGATTTCCCTGGCCTCTTGTTCATGGACGGTTTGGATAGCGCAATTATTGGAGTATCTCACGTCAGGGATGTTCCAGTAGTTACGTATTCTGCTGAAAAGATCCTAGAAAACCTCGTTGAGCAAGGCATGGGTATTCATGAGGCTAGAGAGTTCATGTCGTTTAATATCGAAGGGGCTTTTATGGGGGAACACACCCCCGTAATAGTCGATGATCTATTTTAAAGGGGTTACAGTTTCCCTTACTTTATAAGCTGTGCTAATATATGTACACAGGTTCGTCTTGCAGTACGATAACTGCCAAAGCCTATTGAATCGAAGGCCGTACGACACACGGTAGCATTCGCCAGCTTAAAAAGGCCATGAGTTCGTCCCTCTTAAAAAGGTCGCTATTTCGTTCGGGCACGACACGTCCAACAGCATGCAGTGGTTGTCGCCCCTGCCTGATTAATGGCGACCGTTTATAAGCAGTTCTTATAATTTATTTTAATTTGATATATAGGTGATTTTCTCATGGCATTAACTAATTTTGCCGCTCTAACTTCAGAGCAAAAGACCGTATGGTCTCGCGACTTCTGGCACGCTGCCCGTAACGCATCCTTCATTAACCAATTCGCTGGTTCTGGCTCTAACGCCATGGTTCAGCGCATTACTGACTTAACTAAAAGTGAAAAGGGCGCACGCGCTGTTTTAACTTTGCTAGCTGACTTGTCTGGCGACGGTGTGGTAGGTGACTACACTCTAGAAGGCAACGAAGAAGCGCTTTCTAGTTCTGACATCACAGTTCGTATCGACCAGATGCGTAATGCAAACCGTTTGGCTGGCCGTTTAGCCGACCAAAAGTCTATCGTAAACTTCCGCGAAGCCTCTAAAGATTCATTGGCTTACTGGATGGCTGACCGTATGGACCAGATTGCATTCTTAACTCTCTCTGGTTTGGCATACACCAAGAAGAACAACGGTGGTGCACGTACTGTAGCTGCAACTGGCCAGAACTTGTCTAACCTTGAGTTTTCTGCAGACGTTACTGCTCCAACCAGCAAGCGTACCTTAGTTGCAAAAGCTGACGGTACTGTCGGTACTGGTAACCTTACTGCTACTGGAATCTTGGGATACAAGAACATCGTAAACCTAAAGGCTTACGCTAAAGATCACTACATGCGTGGTGTTCGTGGCAAAGGTGGTGACGAAGGTTTCCACATGTTCGTTACCCCACAAGGCATGGCTCAGCTGAAGTTAGATGCTGACTTCCTAGCCAACGTTCGTAACGCAGGCAACCGTGGACCAGTTAACTCTTTGTTCTCAGGTTCTTCTTCCGTAATGGTAGACGGCGTAATGATCCATGAGTTCCGTCATGTATATGACACTTCTGGTGAAGCGGCTGATGGTAAGTTCGGTGCTGGCGGTGCAATAAACGGGCAACGTGCTTTGTTCTGTGGCGCACAAGCATTGGCAATGGCTGACATTGGCGACGCTGACTGGGTTGAAGAAACTTACGACTACGGAAACCAGCACGGTATCTCAATCGGTAAGATCTTAGGCTTCCGTAAGCCAAAGTACACAAGCATGGTAACTGGTGACGCACAAGATTTTGGTGTAATCACACTAGACACTGCCATTTAAGTAATTAGGGCCTCTTCCCCCAGCAGTACGCTGGGGGCTTTTTGGAGTTTTTTTATATGTTGATTTCTGATAAGGCAATGCACGTAAGCAGTACAACCGGCCAATCGGCTTGGTTTGAAGCAGGTGTTGCGCAAGAAGTCCCACCACCTTTGGTGGACGAATGTATTGCTATGGGAGCATATCCTGTAGGCGAGAAAAAACCAGCGCAAAAACCTGCTGCTGAAAAGGTCGAAGTAAATACGGTCTCAGATGAAGATCGCATTATGGAGATTGTGACTGCCATTGAGCAGTTGATAGAGACAGGCGACACAAAAGCCTTCTCAAAAAATACGGGTGAACCTAAAGTTCGCAGCTTAGAAAAAGTTCTAGGTTACGACATCACTCCTGAGCAGCGCGATGTAGCGTGGTCTGAAATTAGCGAGGCGTAAGCACTATGGCAAGTAATTTATCATTAAGAATTATGAGGCAGAGAAAAGAAGATGCAGCTGCAGCAAAGCTTAGGGCTGCTAAAAAAGCAGCAGCAGCCAAAGTTAAACCCGCAGTTAAAAAGAAACAGTAGCGAGGCGTAATGGCCATTTTATCGAACGACATTATCAGTAGAGCCCAGACGGTTTTACAGGATACATCGGCGGCACGTTGGACAGCAGCAGAATTACTTCTGTGGTTAAACGATGGGCAGCGTGAAATTTGCCTACTCAAACCTTCTGTCAGTGCAACCAATCAATCTGTAACTTTGGTTGCTGGCACAAAACAATCCATACCTACAACAGGTTTACAGGTCTTACGCATTATACGAAACCTAAATAGCTCAGGTGTTGGTGGGAAAGTAGTTCGTGTTATTGGACGGGATGTTTTGGATACGAGTCAGCCAATGTGGCATACAGGCACCGCAGCAGCGGTCGTTGATCATTATGTGTTTGATGAATTAGACCCCAAAACCTTCTACGTTTACCCGCCTAACAATGGCAGTGGCTTTGTAGAAACAGTATTTGCTGTAGAACCTGCCCAAGTAACAACTGGTGGCGCTATATCCATACCAGATATTCACTCAAACAACTTACTGGATTACATCCTATACCGTGCGTACGCGAAGGAAACGGATCACGCTGGTAGTGTCGAATTGAGTAAGAGCCACTATCAAGCCGTGGTCAGTTCTCTAGGTGTGAAGATTCAACTAGATGCGGTCACTAGCCCCAACATGCGAAAAGTACCACAAGGGTAACCTATGAATTACAAAGACATGGTCAGCCTTCTCCCATATCAAATTGCAGGTTGCCCTGACTTTGTGGCGGAAAAGGCAATCAAAGATGCGGTGCTCAGTTATTGCCAGCGCAGTGGTGCGTATCGTTTAGCGTTAGATCCTGTTCCGACAGTCGAAGGGCTTTTTGAATACGATATTGACCTACCAAAAAACACCACTATTGTAGACATACAGTCAGTTACCCACGACTCAAAAGTGCTGGTTGCTGACACCGAACAGGGCGCGACGAAAGCAAACCCTATCTGGCGGCTTCAAAAAGCGACGCCCACTCACTACATACGTCCTACGAACAAAACGTTGTATCTAGTGCCTGTGCCTGCCTTGTCTTCTAATAGCATTTCTATACACACTTCACTCAAGCCTAGTCTTTTGGCGACCAGTATCTCTACTGATTTCGTAGAAGATCATGTCGACGGAATAATGGCTGGAGCGATGGCCAACTTGTTTTATTCGCATGATATGCCTTGGGCTAATCCACAGCGCGCAGCAAAACATGAGTCTGATTTTATCGCTCTTATTGCAACTGCGAAGAGCAGAGCTGACGGCAGATTTGGTGCGACAAGAAGGACAGTGCAATACGGAGGTTTGTAATGGTTGAGTTAGTACCAGCAACCAAGGCCGAGATCAGGTCTGACTATTTATACTTTGAGAACGGCATGACGGAGATTATCCGTAAGGTTCAAGCAAAGTTTGTCGCTGCTGACATTTACCATCACCTCATGCAAGGCAAGGTCCATTTGTATTGGATTGAAGAAGGTATGGATCGTCTGGGTTTTGTAATACTTAGCCAATACGATTCTGGGTACGAAGAGATGCCTACCTTAGTTATTGACCACTTATGGCTTACTCCAGGATTAGATGTTTTTGCAGAAGCCATCGCAGCAGGACACGATCTGGCAAACAAGTTGGGTGTCGAGCGTATCGAGTTTAATTCAGCCCGATTAGGTTGGGGCAAGCGTGTTAAGGAGCTAGGTTTTGAACCAGCGTTCGTAACATACCACTTTCAGGTGAATAGAAATGGGTAGTTCAGCATCAAAAGCAGAAGCAGGTCCACATGAAAAAGCATTGGTTGATAATGCCAACACGATTACAGATCGCAATAACAGATTGTACAGGCCGCTCGAAGCGGGTTTTGTTAAGGAGTCTGGGCGTGATGTTTCTGGCGTCCTTGGCGGCAGAGCAAGTGCTGATACGGCACAGGCATTTTCTTCAAGTCAGGGTGCCAGTTTGGGTGCTTCCGGCGGCAGTGGTGGGTTTGGCAGTGGTCGTTCTATGATGACTCAAGCCGGACAAGGTGTTATCCAAAGTAACGCACTTGGTGGCGCACTCGCTTCGGCAAACCAAAAAGCAACGACTGTTCAAGACCAAGCACAATTGGGCGCATTAAAAATCGGGCAAGGCGGTCGTAGCACAGCAATGCAGGGTTTATCTCAAGCAGCCCGAGCTCAGAACCAAGAGATTGTCGCCAAATCACAAGCAGCCAGCAGCATGCAGGATACCAACATGGCGTTCGCTAGCGATCTCGGTGCGGGTCTTTATACAAAATATAATCCTGTTGAAACTCCAGGATTAGACAAGCTGCAAAAACAGTTAGACGAGTTGACCAACCCAAAAACAGTGGGACTCGGTCACAGAGGAGTCAGGTAATGGGCGTATTAGATAAGCTAGGCGATATGTTTGATAGCAATAACTATGGCCCTAATACAGGGCCCCCATCTCAAGGTTTTAAAGAACCTGCGCCTATAGATTACAAACCCAATCGAATGGGTGAAGGCGGCAATAATAGCTCTCAGCCAACAGCAGCTTCGGGATCAATTGCTCAACAAACGCTCGCAAACATTTCGCGTGACGAGCTCAAGAATTACCTAGATACCTACGGCAGTACTGAAGAAGCGTTGTTGGCAGACACTGACAGCAGGTCAATGATCGACAATGCAAAGTCCTCCCAGGTTCTTGGACAACAAGTTTCTGATGGCATGCAACAACGCACGTTGAGCCGTTACGGCGCAAGTATGACAGGTGCCCAACAGGCATCGCAAAATCGCATGAACTCTCTAGGCAACGCAGCTAACTTTACAGGCGCGGTTAACAACTCTGTATTGGCTCAAAGAGACCGTAACTTAGGTTTAAAATCCTCGCTTATGGGCATGGGTAAAGAACAGTTAAACGTCGCATTGGGTGGACTAAGTTCAGCCGCAGGTATGGAAGCTTCAAGAGAAGCCCAGTACCAGCGCGACAAGGCAGCGGCTCACGCACAAAACATGCAGATGATGGGTCAAATTATCGGCTTCGGAATAGGTTAGGAAAATACAATGGCATATAACAACCCCATCTTAGGTGCAGTACAAAATAGACAAGCTGCACAAATGCAGAACAAGCAGTTCGAGGCGAGCCTTGGGCTTCAAATTGCCCAGTTTGCCGAGAATAAAAATAACACTAAAAAAGATCAGGACTATCGCCAAAAAGTTTTGGGCGAGGATATGAGACGGAACACGGTAACAGAAAAAGCAGCAGCAGATCTTGTCACATTGGAGGCGGAGCGTTTTGAGCTAGGTAAGCCCAAAGCTGCAGCAGATTTGGCATTTACTCAAGCTAGTACTAAGTCCACTGATGCTTCTACACAGGCTCAAGAGTTAAAAAACCAAAAGGAACTATTTAAACCAGCTGCAGGCTTATTTTTCCAAAACATGATGAACACAGATGGAACTGAAAAGAAATTTTCTGACGGACCTGAAGTGGTCGAGGCTTTTGGAGCTATTATAAATGAACCTGCATTAGCCGAAAAAATATTAAAAGGGGATGACGGCACAATTTATCGTTTCGCAGGTGCTGTAGATCTTGGTGACGGGCGTCGTGCAATACAAATTGAGGACCCTAACAATCCTGGCAAAGTCATGTACATGTCAAAGAATCGAACCGCTGTAGAGGGTGATGATCTTACAGCTATGGACCTTATGAGTTTCGATATTCTAAAGTCGCAGGTGTCAATCGCAATGCATCAGGCAATTGACCGGCCATTAAGCGGTGACTTAGCAGCCATAGCGGCAGGTATGAATGCAGTAAACGGTGTACCAAAAGAAACTGGTTTAGTTATTAATAACAACACTGTTCAACAATCAGCAGATCTAAGCCAAGCAATGCAGGCTGATCAGCAGGCGCAAGTAACACCAGCAGTAACACCAGCACCAGCAGACCCAGACACTAAGTATGCTGACAACTGGAATAGTGCAGTCAAAGCTTCTGAAAAACGTATGGACCTAATGAGGGAACCGATCGCCCAAATTGATACTAGAATTGCAGAGAACAAAAAACGATTAGAAGATGTCCAAACAAGGGTTGATGCCTATGGCGGCAAAGTCCCAAAATCGCTACAAACTCAGTTAACAACTTTAACTAAACTAGGCCAACGGTTGGATGATCGGAAAGCGGCAGGTAATGACACGTTTGACGCTGCACAGCTAGCACACAATAATCTGCTAGATACAAAAGACTATGCTGATGGCATGGCCCCAATGAAGAACGCTAAGGCTAAAGCGAAAGCGGCGGCTAACATTGTCAAACAAGGAAAGATTAAGCCTCAACAAGTTAAAGACCCTGTCCTTAAAGCTGCTGTCGATGCAGCAATTGTTGCAAACCCACCACCAGCTGCACAAGTACAAGAATCAATTCTAAAGCCGCAGAAAATGACGCCTGCTTTGCTTTACCAACTGCACGTTGCACAAGCCTTGGGTATGATTGATGATGAAGCTATTGCTCGGGTGGCTGATTTAGGGGTGTTATCTAAAAGCGGCGTAGAATACATAAAACAACAGATGATAGAAGCAGGAGAGATAACACAAACCGGCATGAACAATCAGACTAAACTCATCCAAGAGCAGATGAAAATCGACGGTACTGCAGCCACACCTTATGTGACGACAACGAAGGATGGCACCCTACAAGGCTTAGATAAGAAGACAGGCAGAGTTTTATGGTCGCAAAAGCCTAATGCAGATCAAAATGATGGGCGAAGCCAAGAAGATAAAATGCTTGTTGTGGAACAGCACAATGATCAGGGCGACAACGCGCTCGATGTTTACGAGTCAGTCGAAGCATTAGCAAACAATTACAATGTAGCCACCATGCCAATGCTTGAACAGAATTTGTTGTCTCAGAATCTGAACCAAGTGCTTTACGAAGAACTGGGTGTAAACGGGTTCGACAGTCCAATAGACTGGTTATTTGGATCTGATGAAGATCAAACCTCTTTTGGCCCACTCGACTTTCAAAAATTTGCATCTATAAACCCAATGCAAAAAGTAACAACGCGCTTTGCTTTATCAGCAGACGGAACAATCACTATGTACGATCAGTTCGGTGAACCGCACGCCGACAGAGACTACAAACTTTCGGATCTGGGCAACGACGCTGTGCAATTAGCCCTTACAAAAATTCTAAAAACGCCCGCTGAGGTAAAGCAAAACCTAATACCAATGAGGATAGAAGCGATGGAAGCTGAGTTAGCAGAACGTCAAGCTGCCCTCGGAGTTAAGTAAGAATGGCTACTAACTTTAATCCTAAGAATATGTCTACAGAAGAGTTACAAACTCTTAGTCAACAATTGCGTGGTAACTTGGAGGATTCCAAGAAAGAGGGGCTTCAAGACATAGAGGATTTAAAAGGCAGGATAGCTTCGTTAAAAGTAGATCAGCAAAACGGCACTACCATTACGCCCACCGGCTTATCAGCTGGCGCAGCGGGAAGAGCAGCTGGAGTAAAAGGATTACAGTCATCTTATCTTACGTTCCGAGCCGCAGGCAATTATCTTGTTGGTGATAACGAAGAGGGTGCCGAGCTCATGGAAAGGGCTGCGGTTAGAGACAGCCAAGCTTCTCGAATAACTCAGCACTTAGTTAAGTTCGAGGATTTTGTAGGCGACGTTTCTAATTCATATAAAGGTACGGATGAAAATAAGAACTCTATAGATTTACTCAGCGATTTTGGCGAACTTGTTAATTACACTGCAAACCAAGCGATCCCTTCAGCACTTGACTCATTCGCATGGGCAGCAGCTGGATTTGTAACAGGCGGTTTAACGACAGGCGGTGTTGGTGCGGTGCCCGGAGCTGTCGGTGGACTTGTGGCCAAAAGCCAAGCTAAACGCGCTGTAACAAAAGCGATAAAAGACTACGCTGCAGATATAGCAACACCTGACCAAAAGCAGATAGCGCAGGATGCAATAAAGAGAACAGCAGCAGCACAAGCGACAAAAAAGTTTGGCGTAACAGGTGCTAAAAAAGGCGGGAAGATAGGTGCATTAGGTTCAGGTTACGTCCAAGGCACAGCTGGCTCCTTTAGTGAATCTATGGAATCCGAAATAGAGAAAAAGGATGCTGCACAGTTAGCTTTTGCTATGGGCGTGCCTTTTGCCGTATTAGATGTTTTACCAGAACTGGCGTTCTATAAATCGGTTAAAAAGTTGGTTGGTGGTAACCACATTAAGAAAGGCAAGTATCTACGCAATTTAACAGGTGGTGTGGTCAAAGCAGGCGGTGTTCAGGGTTTAAAAGAATTAGGAGCAGAAGCAGGTCAAGAAGGTTTAATGATCGCTCAGCGTTTTATCCAAGACCCAAACTACGATATTAAAAGCGCCACGATGCGAATGTCTCAAGCGGCATTTGCAGGTTTTGTTGCAGGTAAGTCATTAGGTTCAGGGGGCAAGCTTCTTGGCAATACGGCGGGGCAAATCAACAGTACAGTAAATGAAACCGCACGCATCTTAGCTGAGCGTCGTGCTCGAAATAACCCGACGGAAAAAGAAGTAACTAAAGAAGAACAAAAGGTATTAACAGACGGATTATCAGCGCCCAGGATTGATGGTTCACAAGACGGTGAGACACGTTCAGCTGGCATGGCTTCAATGGACGGTGAAAATTTATCAGCTCTGGAACAAGCAAAACGTAGAGCAAAGGTTAACCCTAAAAATATAGCCAAAACTTCTATTGCTGATCTCTTATCGTTTATACCAACAGACGAAGACGGGAATCCCATCCAAGTTGATCCAACTACAAACGCTGATGCTGCATCTGCGACACAAGAATTAAATCGACGTGCCGACGAGATGGGCACAAACAAGTTCATGCGGCTCATGCGCAAAGCCCTAGCTGGAAAGCGTAAACTAGAAGACGACGGTAAGACAGAAATTGACCGTGAAATCTTCGATGATACTCTCGAGCAGGCGAGTACTTTACCTGAAGCAGGTGCTACTGAGCCAAGAAATGCTCAAGGTGAATTAGAAAATCAGCCTCCTGGTTATGAGGCGCGCCTTATAGGCAAAAATAAAAAAGGTGATGGATACAAGATCAACAGCAAGTCTGTCAAAACTAGAATGGTAAAGCTACAGGAAGAGAATCCTGGCAAGCAATACAGGATTGTCCAAAAAGATGGAGCTTCGTTTATTGAAGAGGTTGTGGAAAGCAGTTTTGACGTTAGCGACATTGTTAATGATGGTGTAAAAAAAGCGGTTGCAGGTGTACAAAAGGAAGGTGTAGATCGGACTCTTCCAGCGATAGATCCGCAAGGCAACGAAACTACTTTAGCTCCAATAGAATTAACAAAAGCTGGGGAGCGTGCGAACAACAAGGATAAGGCCAACGCATCGGACATGACCTACCCGCAATTGCTAATGGCTGGCTTTTTGCGTATGAACCAGGAGCTCGCAGAACGAGGATTCAAAATTGATCTCGACAGTCTGCCTCGATCAACAATTCTTGCACAGAAGGGTAATACAAACTACACATGGGGTGAGCTTCAAGACGCATGGGCTGAACGAAAAGATACTAAGGAAGGGTCAGCGTTTGATGGCGAAGCTGGGAGAGAGTCTAGAGCTATAAAACTGGAAGAACGAATTGAACAACTAAAATCAGGGAAAGACAGTGCGAAAAAACTAGAGTTATTAACTGATGCAGAAAACGAGTTAGCGGAGTTAAAAGAAAGTAATGACGCTAGATTAGATGCCAGCTTAGAAACTGACACTACGATCATGAGCGAGAATCAAGCGCGCTTAGAGGACAAAAAACAGCGAACAGTTGATGAAGATGGTAAGGCTATAATCCCTACTTCAAAAAAAGGAACAAAACCGAAGGTAACAAAAAAACGAACTTCTGAAAACGGCACGACGGCATGGGGCGATGTCCCAACAATGTTCATGGAATACGTCGACGCAATTAAAAAAATATTGTCCATAAAAGGTAATATTAATATTGTTTACCGCAGTGACCTTCAATCAACAGGCATGCCTTCACAAGTAATAAAGTTAGCTGATGATACGTTTAGAAAAGGGGCAAAAGCCGCAGTAATACAATACAAAGGGCAAAGATACATTGTTCTTAAAAAGCTTGATAAAGATAATGCTTACCGTCAGGCAGAGCAAATGTTTGTTCTCGGTCATGAGATGGGCCACATTGTGATGTGGGATATGTGGTCGGCGCTTCCCCAAGTGCAAAAAGACAGGCTACAGAAACAGTTCAATAAAGAACGTAAGGTTAAAAAAGCAGGGGATTATACATACACGGACGACAGCGCAGGTTTTGAAGAATGGTTTGCTGACCAAGTAAGCGCATGGGCTAAAAAGCAATCAGAAAAACCTAGTGATTTCTCTGGGGCGTTCTTTAAAAAAGTGGCAAAACAAATTACTCAGATCTTTAACCGTTCACGACAGTTTGTAAGACAGCAGCTAGAAGAGGGGCAAAGTGCAGCGGCCCGATCCGCATTACGGGATACAAAAGAACGCGCCACTTTGAATGAAACCTTTGAACAGTTTCTGGATGAAGTTGCTGGTAAAAAACCAGATGGGTCAGTTAATTTTGTTCTGGTCGGTGGTCCTGAGTTTGTTAGTCAAACTACAAGGCAGAGCACTCCCCGCAACCGAAAACAAGCTGTTGCGGAAAATAAAACTAAGGTTCC